CCGCGCACCTCCTCGCGGCTTTCGCCGCAAATGAGGTTGTCGATGCGGTGGTTGGTCAGTTGGGTCATGGTGTGATCTCCGGTTGGCTGGGGTTGATGGGATCAATCATGGCAGACGTCTGGCAAACCAGCAAGCGAAATCCCTAGAGGTTGCACTCTAAAGTACACTCTGCACATGGCACAGCTCCACCTACTCGAATCCGACAGCCCGCGCCACGGCGGGGCGCTCATCACCTACCCATCGGGCTACCGGCAGCAGGTCGCCTGGTCCGTCTCGCCAGACGAGGCAGCGACCGCCGACCCTCGGGCAGCAGGGCAGCAGCTCGCCGCCCAGGCGCTCGACGGCCTGCTGAGGCGCGGGGTGAGCGGGCAGGAGGACGCGGACCGCACGAACTGGGCTTCGATGGCTGCGGGACTGGGCGCGCTTTTCAGGGGGTGGGGGGAACGGGGGAGGGCCCGGAACGCGGAGGGGGGTGTACCCCCTCGGGGGCCTCTCACACCGGCAGCCACAAGTTGAAAAATCCGAATTTCGGTGCCAACGGGTTGAAAAATCCGGATTTCGGCGCCAACGGGTTGAAAAATCCGAATTTCGTGCAAGAAAACGCGCATTTCATGGCACGAAACCCGCAAATTTCGCCCCCCACACCCCCGTTTTCTAAAAATTTTGCGCAAAAATTTTCGGAAAATCTGACATGGACCCTCAACTAGACCCGTCGATCTACGGGAGCCCGCCGCCACCCCCGCCGAAGGGCAAGCCGGTGCTGGTTTCTGATGCCAACGCCCGCGCCGTGGTGCGCCAGCCGGAGCTGGTGAAGCTCTTCGCGCAGCATTTCGTGCACAACGGCTTCAACGCGATGAAAGCCGCGTCAGCCGCGGGCTTCGTGAACCCCTCACCCACATTCGTGCGCAACCTCGCGGACAGCCAGCCCGTGAAGCGGGCCATCGCCGAGTTGCTCGGGCCGTACACCAGTGCCATGGAGCACGTGGTGACGCCGGAGACGGTCAAGCGGGAGCTGGCCCGGGTCGCATTCGGCGACGTGCGGGGGCTGTTCCACAGCGACGGGAGCCTGAAGAGCATCGCGGATATCGACGACGACACCGCCGCGGGGATCTCGACGGTCGAAGTGGAGGTGAAGCGCACACGGTCCGCCCCGACCGACCCGGACGGCGACGAAGGTCCGGTGTCCGAGAGCACGGAGACCCGCGTGGTGAAGATCAAGCGGTACGACAAGCTCGCGGCGCTCAACATCCTGGCCCGGCACACGAAGCTGGTGGGGGACGACGCGCAAGACGGCGTGAACGCCCTCGCCGGGGCGCTGGCCAGCCGACTGGACGCGGCACGACGCCGCATGGGCCGGGACGTGGAGGACATCGAGCCGACCACGCCCCAGGCCCCCGCCCGGCAGCAGGTGATACAGTCGGAGCCGATCGAACCGGAGACCCCCGATGAAGACGACCCCCTATATTGACCCGCAGCGGTTCCGCTCCCAGGCCACCGGCGGTGGCGCCACACAGCACGAGGCCCGCGAGGCCGGGGACTGGCGCCAGTACAAGGTGGCGGCCGGCGCCGCACCCGCCGACCTGGCACGCATGTGCAAGGACAAGGGCCGCATCACGCCGAACCCGGTCCCGCTGGCCGGGCACGCCGACTTCGTGGACAGCAGCCAGTTCGGCTACTGATGGGCAAGCCGCGCTGGCTCGACAGGCGCATCGCGGCCCCCGGGCCGCACCTGACGCTGTGCCTGAGCGAGACCGACCCCGGCCGCGAGCAGGAGGCGTACGCCATCCAGGCCATCGCACAGGAGCTGATGGCGGAATTCGCAAGGAGAATGACAGCATGACCACTCCCGACCAAGCCCTCGAAACCGCGATCTGCTCTGCCGGCGCGGACAAGGCTCCGCGCATCACGCCGGCCGACATCGAGGCGGCCATCGCAAGCTGGTGGTACTTCACCGCCGCGGACGGCTGCGCCGGTGCCGCGCTGTCCGGGACGCCATACGAGGAGCAGCCGCCGGTTGGCGCGGCCTCGCCGCTTCGCCTGCTGACGTTCTGCGTCCTGGTGCTCAAGAACGGATTCACCGTCACCGGCGAGTCGGCCTGCGCCAGCCCCGAGAACTTCAACGCCGAAATCGGCCGGCGCATCGCCCGCGAGAACGCCGTCGCCAAGGTCTGGCCGCTGATGGGCTACGAGCTGCGCAGCAAGCTGGCCGCTGCCGCCACCCACGAAGGCTGACCCCTTGGCTGACACGCTCTCCAGCACCAAGGTAGGCGAGCTGCTCGACCAGCTCGCCTCGTTCCACGACGACCCACTGGGCTTCGTCATGTGGGCGTTCCCGTGGGGCGAGCCGGGCACGGCGCTGGAGCACCGCAAAGGCCCAGAGCAATGGCAGATCGACCAGTTGCGGCGGGTCGGCGAGGCCGTGCGTGCGGGCGGGCAGGCGGGTTGCGTCGTGCAGGAGGACACGGTAGCCGGCCGAGGCGTCGGCAAGTCTGCACTGACCTCGTGGTGGGTGCTGTGGGCCATCAGCACGCACAAGGACACCCGCGGTGTGGTGACCGCGACCACCGAGACGCAGTTGCGCACAAAGACCTGGGCGGAGCTGAGCAAGTGGTACGCGATGTTCATCGCCAAGGCGTTCTTCAAGCTCACCGCCACCAGCATCTTTGTCGCTGGCGACCCGGAGAAAGAGAAGGCGTGGCGGATCGACGCGATACCTTGGTCCGAGAACAACGTCGAGGCGTTCAACGGCCTCCACAACAACGGCAGCCGGCTACTCATTCTCTTTGACGAGGCGAGCGGCATTGCAACACCGGTGTGGGAAGGCACGCGGGGTGTGTTGACCGACGCGGACACCCAGATCGTCTGGCTACGCTATGGCAATCCCACGAAGACCTCAGGGGAGTTCTTCAACCTGTGCACGAAACCCGGACGCAACCACGTCACGCGCGTCGACAGCCGGGAGGTGTCCTTCACCAACAAGAAGGAGCTTCAGTCGTGGGTGGACGAATACGGGGAGGACTCCGACTTCGTGCGCGTCCATGTGCGGGGCATGTTCCCCCGTGCGGGCTTCGCCAACTTCATCAGCCCGGAACTGGTCTTCAACGCACGTCGGCGGCGCATCCCGGAGCGGGAATACATGATCTATCCGAAGGTGCTTGGGGTTGACCCGGCGCGTTTCGGGGATGACTCATCGGTCATCACGCTGCGGCAAGGACCGAAGGTGCACTACCAACTGGTGCTCCAGGGCTTCGACGGCTTCGATCTCGGGAACCGCATCTTTGAACTGGTGCGCAAGGAAGGCGGTGTGTCTTGCATCGCCTACGACGCCATCGGCAACGGTGCCGAACTCGACGGCGTGCTCAAGCGGATGCCCGGCCTCCCGCAGCTTATCCCGGTCACGTGGGGCGTGCCAGCCGGTGACGATAAGCAGTACGCGAACCAGCGCAGCGAGGCGTGGGGGAAGATGCGGGAGTGGTTGGAGAACGGCCAGATCCCCGACGACGACGTACTGGGCGAAGAACTTACCAGCCTGGACTACGCGACCGACGCTCGCTTCCGCATCCAGTTGCAGAGCAAGAAGGACGCCAAGAAGAACGGCGGGAAGTCCCCAGACCGGGCAGATTCCCTGGCGATCTCGCTAATTTCAGAACTTATCGTGAGAAAGATCACGAACGCGAAAGTTCGGCCGGTGAAGCGCCGGACGGTGGTGTGGTCGAGATAAGTTGTACGACAGGCGCGATTCTGCTAAATTCGCAGCTCCGACAACCTTTGTGGAGTTGCTATGCCAATCGCGTACCCATCCGCTGACCGAGTGCGAGAACTGTTCAGCTACGTCCAGGGCACCGGCGCGCTCATGTGGGCGCCCGGTACCAAAAACGCCGGGAAGCGTGCGGGGTGTCTGAGCAAGGCACGCAAGCACCGGTATGTTCGCGCAGACGGCGTGCTCTACCTGGAGCACAGGATCATCTGGTTGCACGCGCATGGTGCACTACCCCCTGCCGAGATAGACCACGTCAACGGGGTGAAGGACGACAACCGGCTCTGCAACCTGCGGGAGGTGTCGCGCGAGAAGAACATGCAGAACATTCGCGCCGCCACCGTCACGAACAAGACGGGCCTGCTTGGGGTGAGCCCGCGGTGCGATGGGAAGAAGTGGTTGGCGCGAATCGTCGTCAGCGGGAAGACCCACTACCTGGGCAGCCACGACACGCCGGAACTGGCCCACGCCGCGTACTTGGCGGCAAAGCGCCGGCTTCACGAGGGCTGCACGATCTGAGCCTACAATCACACCTGCTGGGGGCGTGGAATGGCAGGGGAGGAATCCCGGTGCGCCCCTCTCAGCGCCACAGACCCGCCTCGCGCGGATGGCCGCGTGTATCATTGCGACCACTATGGCCGAAGCGAACCCCCTGATCCGCGCCCTGGGCCTCCAGCAGGTCATGCAACGGGACGCCTCGCGGCCCCCAGAGACCACAGACCTGGGTGGCGACCCCAGCACCGAGACGGTGTTGGCGGCCCACGTTCGCAAGGCGTGGCAGCGGGCCAAGCTCGCACGGGCCAAGATCGACCTGAAGCTGCTGGAGTGCCTACGTGCGCGCCGCGGCGTTTACAGCCCCGCAGCCCTCGCGCAGATGCAGGAAGCCAACGGCGGCATGAACGTCGTGTGGGCCGACATCACGGAAGCGAAGTGCCGCGGCGCCTCGGCCTGGATTCGGGAGATCGTGCTGCCCACCGGTGAACGCCCGTGGGGCCTGGAGGCCACGCCACTGCCCGACCTGCCGCACGCCATGAAGGTGGCGGTGGTCAAGAAGGCCATGGCGCAGGCCCAGCAGGTGATGGTGCAGGCCGCGCAGGCCGGCGGCGAGGTCATGGCCCAGGACGAGTTCAAGCAGCTCACGATGGACCTGGGCGACAAGCTGCGCGAGGAGGCCGAGAAGGACTACCGCAAACAGGCCGGCACGCGCGCCAAGCGCATGGAGCGGGTCATTGCTGACCGCATGGCGCAGGGGAACTACGCCGAGGCGATGGACGCCTTCATCGAGGACTTCGTGACCTACCCGGCCGCGATCCTCAAAGGGCCGGTCTACACCCGCAAGCGCGAGCTGGAGTGGGGCGACGGCTGGACGCCCAAGGTGTCCAACAACCCGCGCCCTACGTGGGCCTGCGTCAGCCCGTTCGACGCCTACCCGGCCCCGGGCGCGGAATGCCCCCAGCAGGGGGATTTCATCGAGCGGGTGCGATTCCGACGCAACGAGCTGCACGACCTGAAGGGCCTGCCGAACTACCGCGACGACCAGATCGACGCGGCGCTGCGCGACTACAGCGCCGGGCGCATGGAAGGCTGGCTCTTCACGGAAGCCGAGCGGCAACGCCTGACGCAGGAGTCGATGTTCATGTGGCTGTCCCCGGTCGGCGTGATCGACGCGCTGAACTACTGGGGATCGGTGCCCGGCTGGAAGCTCATGTCGTGGGGCGTGTCGGCGGACCTCGAAGAGACTCGTGACTACGAGTGCAACGTGGTGCTGTGCGGGCACTACGTCCTGTACGCCGCGCTGAACCCGAACCCGCTGGGCTCCCGGCCGTACCGCAAGGCGTGCTACGACGCGATCCCGGGCGCGTTCTGGGGCCGCAGCATCCCCGATCTGGCCGCGACGAGCCAGAAGATGTGCAACGCCACGCTGTCCAGCCTCGCCGACAACCTGAGCATCGCCAGCGGCCCGCAGGTGTGGGTGCACGCCGATCGCTTCGCCGACGGCGAGCAGTCGATGGAGCTGTTCCCGTGGAAAATCTGGCAGCTCAAGAGCGACCCCACCCAGGGCACGAATCCGGGCATCGGGTTCTTCCAGCCGGACGACCGCAGCTCGACGCTGCTGGGGGTCTACGACAAGTTCAAGAGCGAGGCCGACGACGCCACGGGCATCCCGCGCTACACCTACGGCAATGAGCAGGTGGGCGGCGCCGGGAACACTCTGGGTGGTCTGTCGATCCTCATGAACAACGCGGCCAAGGGGCTGCGCCGGGCCATCTCGAGCGTGGACATGAACGTCATCGGGCCGACGGTCAACGACGCCTTCGTCAACGAGATGGTCTACAACGACGACGAGTCGATCAAGGGTGACTGCGTGGTCACGCCGCGCGGCGCCGCTGCCATCCTGATCCGCGAGTCGGCCCAGCAGCGGCTGATCCAGTTCCTCGGCATGACGGCCAACCCCGTCGATGCGCAGATCATCGGCGCCAAGTACCGCGCCGCGCTGCTGCGCGAGACCGCCGCGACGCTGCAACTGCCGATCGAGGACGTGGTGCCGTCCGACGAAGAGATTGACACCCAGATGGCGCAGCAGGCCCAAGCCGCGCAGGCGCAGGCCCAAGCCGCGCAGGGCGCAATGCAGGCACAATTCGAGGGCAAGAAGGCCCTGGAAGAAGCCAAGGCGCAGGCAGACATGCAGCGCGAAGAGCACCGACAGAACCTCGGGGTGATGGCCGACATCGTTCGCCAATCCATCTCGTCTGCCACACAGCAGGAGAACCACCGTGGCTGACCCCACCGACTACACCCAACTCCCCACCGGCCTCTGGATCAAGGATTCGGATGGCACAGGCCCCTACGTCCGTACTGCGGTCGGCACCTTCGATCTCCTGGGCACCGGCGCCGGTGGGGGCGGTGGAGGGGGAGGCGGAGCAGTCACCATCGCCGATGGCGCCGATGCGGCGCTTGGTGCCACAACGGACGCGGCAGCCAGTTCCGATACGGGTACGTTTTCGCTCATCGCGCTGGTGAAGCGAGAGAACGTGCAGCTCACTGCACTGAACACCGGTGGGCGCCCACTCAAGCAAATCATCGACGAGAGCACCGCAGGCACAACCTACATCGCCGAAGCCGCCCTCGGCACTGCCACCAGCACCGCCGCTTGGCGCGTGCAGCGCATCGTCGTGGCCAGTAGCGTCACCACCATCACCTGGGCCGGCACGGGCGGCTTCGACCAGGTCGCCACAAGCCTCTCGACCCTCACCTACAACTGAGCCGCGCTATGAATTTCGCCGACATCAAGAAGTGGGGCCTGGCGCGCCTGTCCGCCGCCCAGAAGAGCCACGCAGGCGTGGCGACGGTCGACAGCAGCGGGCAGGTGTGCGGTCCGAGTGGAGCCCCGGTGTCAGGGGGTGGGATTCGCGGGCGCAACATCGGCACACGCTCCCTGTATCACAAGCTCGGCACTATCGACAGCTCAAGCGCTCGGACGTTCCAAGTAACGGCTGAGCTTGCAGCGCCATTCGATGCGATTCGGCTGGTGATATGCAACACGTCGAAAACGCAAGCGCAATACTACGTCTGCAAGGCGTCGGTGACTTCATCGGCGGCAGACCTGAACAATTCCGCAGGCGCTTGGTCGAACGTCGGTCAGCATGGCGACATCACATTTACTGTGCCAGTCGCCCCCCGTACAAACAGCAGCGGGGCTCGGCCGAATTACGGATTCTCAAATTGGGTCCCGCTCGCAAGCCTGGATCGCACGGACGGCGGAATTTATCCGCTCGTCGTGGTCCGCGCATTCGACCTGCTGGCGAATGCCGCGCTTCCGGGGTATGTAGTCGGTACTGGTGACCTGACGAATTGGGCGACAAAACCAGATGGTCGGCTTTGGTGCGCCCGCGACCAAATTGTCGACGGGGTGACTACGCCCGCAAGTTTCACCAGCACGACAAATCAAAACCGCTCACCGATCATTGCCATCCAGTATCAGGCGCGTGGCCGTGTGGTGACGGTGATGTCGTGCGGCGACTCGATTGCCTCCGGTCAGGGCACATACGTCGGCCAGGGCTTTTACGGCAAAGCTGCCGATGCGGTGCGCGACGCCCTGAGCATCCCAATCGAGTATGCAAACTTCTCCTGGGAGGGCCAGAACTCGTTCGCGGTCGATGGCTCGGGCTACATGGCGCGTGCAATGGACATCATGCGCGGCGAACTGTGCCCGGACATTATGTGCATGGGCGCGAGCACACCCAACGACACGGCGCCGACGATCACACAAGCCATCATCGACCGTACACGGTGGGCGCGCGAGCGGATGACGGCGCTGGCGGCTGACAAGGGCGTGAAGCTGCTGCTCGGAAACTGGATGCCATCCACCAACGCCGTCAAAGCCTACGGCGCAACCGATTCTCTGCGCGTGGCGGAAAACGCGATGCTTGCAGCGAGGTATGCAAACGTGCCGGCGGCGCAACTGATCGACGTGGCGACGCCTGTGAACGGCTCGACGCACGCGAGCGGCCAGATCGAAATATCTGCCACTTACTCGACGGACGGGATTCACCCCAACGAGGCAGGAAATGTGCTGCTTGCCCCTATTGCTACCACGGCGCTTACCAACCTCATGGGGCTGTAAATGAAAACCTCTGACCTGCCTCTCGTCGTATTCTCGCGCGCCACTTTCAAAGTCGAGCGTGATGGTATTTTTGTATTCACTGGCGCCACGTCTACCATCACGATATTCGCCGGCATCGGGTCGGCGGCAGATCAAGGCGAGGATCAACTCGAACTGTGGGTTTTTAAGAATCGCGGCTCAGGCAATCTGACCATCGCAACCACGACGGGCACGTTTTACGACACAGCGTCAGTAGCAACGCTCACCGTGCTGCCGGGCGGCTTCGTGTGGGTGAAGCATGACGGCTCGTTCTTGAGCGTGATAGCCAAGGGCTAAACCCAATCCCCTGCCGGTGGTGATTGACCAAGGCCCGCCCAGCGCGGGCCTTGTCGCATCTGCCCGACCTTGTGGTACAGTCGCGCGCATGAACTTGAGCGACCTGTCGTTCCTGGCCCGTTTCGCAAGGACACCGGACGGACAGGCCCTGCTGCGGATCTTGGAGGCCAGACTGGCTTCTGTGAACGAGACCCTGCTGGGCACGGACGGCAACGACGTGTACCGGTTTCAGGGTCGGGCCAAGCAGCTCCTGGAGCTGTGCAAGGACATCACGGAAGCAGAGCAGCGCCTCGCCCGCGCAGCACCAGCCGCACCGCGGCACCGGTGATTGCGCGTAGCACGGGAATCGCGGTCATCGCATCCCACGAACCGAACCCCGGACGCCCACGGCGGTGGTCCTGGATCGTGGAGAACACATGACGGCTTCACAAGCCTCGAACGAAACCCGGCTTCCTCGTCCCGTTCTGCGCATGAGCGAACAGCTCCGCGAGAAGTTCGAATCGAAGTCAGCACCGGCGGATCCCGCCGCACCAGCCGCAACCGCGGCCCCTGAGAACGTCGAGCAGCCCCTGGGCGACCCGCGCGAGAGCGATGTCGGGTACTGGCGGCAGCGGTTCAAGGTCACCGAAGGCGTTTTGCGCGCCGAACGTGAGCGCAGCCAGACGGCGATCGGGGCCCTGCGGCAGCAGATCAGTGAGATGCAGGAGCAGATCCGTTCCCTGCAAGCCTCGAAGCCCAGCGAAGAGAAGATCGACCTCGCGGCGTACTTCACGCCCGACCAGATCGAGCAGTTCGGCGAGGAACACTGCCAGGCGATGGCCGAAGCAGCAGACCGCGCGTCGAAACGGCAAGTCCAGGCAGCCCTGGAAGCGGAGATCAAGCCGCTGAAGGACCGCCAGAAGGCCGAAGCCGAAGACGCCGCCACCGACCGCCAGCGCAAGTTCTACGACGCGCTCGCGGCCGAGGTGCCCGACTACATGGAAATCGATCAGACCGACGGCTGGCGCGAGTGGCTCGCGCAGGAAGATCCGGCCACCGGCATGGTCCGACAGGAAATCTTGAACGCCCACGCGGGGGCGCAGAACGCGGCCAAAGTCGCGTCGATGTTCAAGCGCTACCTGAAGGAGTCCAAGCCGAAGGCACCTGAGCCTCCGATTGCGCCCCACGGCACGGCCACCAACGCGGGTGGTTCTTCGAACGACGCTCCGGCGCAGGCGCAAGGCGCCCCGAACCGGGCCGAGATCAAGGACTACTACCGGCGCGCGGCATTGGGGAAGGTGAGCGACGCTGAACGGGTGCAGTTCGAGGCGCGGCTGAAGTCGATGCACGGGGCGTGAGCCCCGATCCTGACACCGACTGAAGGAGCATTGCCATGACCGGCGTTGCACGCACCTCCGGAATCACGGACTACGGTCTGGGTTCCACCACCGGCTTCATCCCCGAGCTGTACTCGGGCAAGCTGGTCGAGAAGATGTACAAGACCACCGTGTTCGG